AAAATCTGCTGCATGGCAGAGAAAAGAGGGTAAGAATAAAGAAGGTGGTCTGAATGAGAAGGGCAGGAAATCTTATGAACGTGAGAATCCTGGTTCTGATTTAAAGGCACCTCAACCTGAAGGTGGTCCTAGAAAGAGATCATTCTGTGCTCGTATGAGTGGTGTCAAAGGACCGATGAAGGATGAGAAGGGTAGACCTACTCGTAAGGCATTAGCATTACGGAAGTGGAAGTGTAGTGAAGATTGGAAACCAGAGATAGAACATAGTAAAATGGGTGATGCTACTAAGAAAGCAGCAGAGAAAAAAAGAAAGAAAGCAGCAGATAGTTTGCCACCACATTTACGTTTAGATGCGATGAGGAAAGCATTTAAACATACTAATGAAAGTGCTCTTAAAGATGAACTCCTTTCTCGTGCTCAGAAAAAACATTCAGATGCTAAGAAAAAGAAAACCTTTAAAGACTTCCAGTCTCAAGGTTCTGATGCTAAAAAGAGAGTTCGTTTCTATGATAGCAAAGGTAAAGGTTATATTGTAAAAGGTAAAAAGAAATACGATTAAAACTTATGCCCCTTCCAACTATTCCATACGATGAATGGTTTGACCCTATGCACAAATACAACCCCTTAGATTCTATGCCTATTGCAACAGATGAACCTTTGGACTTAGCACCAAGTTCTGTTGAACCTCAAGATGAGCCAGAAGATATTCATGAAAAGATGTATCGTCTTGCAGTAGAAAAACATTCACCTTGGGAGGGTGGAGGATCAGAAAAAATACAAAAGTAGCTATATAGATTAGGTTTTATTTTTTAATTATGACTAAATTTTTACTACCTATCGCAATCAACGTGATCAATAAAGCGGTAGATAAGATCCCAGAAGATCTAGAAGAGAAACTAAAAGTGTTTCTTATCGGATTGCTTAAGAAAGCTGCTGCTAAATCAGGCAACAAAGTAGACGATCAACTAGTAGATGCTTTAGAAAAAGCTCTCCTTGAAGGTTAAAAAAGGATGGACTTAGAGTCCCCTTTTTTTATAAATAATACTAGATTTAGATAGTATCAAGGAGATAAAAACATGGCACTTTGGGGTGTAACTGATGCAGACGAAGCGAAGCCAAAGTGGGCTGTGCGTGGAAGTGGTGTAGACCCTTCTAACATCTTTGCTACTGCTGAAGGATGGGTACTTAGACATTACAAGAATGCTGGCAAAACAACGTACTGGGATGAAGTCCTAGTTGCAGTTGATGGTCTAGTAGGAGCTGGTGGTCGTGGTACTGATACGCTAGGAGAAGCAGATATCTCTGCGGTATTCTTTGAGGAGTCTACATACGCTGCTGCTGCAACTGGAACCGTTGTTGTTATATACAACGAGAAAGTAGATGTTACTAATGGTGCAACACTTGTAGTTACTAACACTACAGATAGTGCTTCTATTACTGCAACTGCTGCTGCACAATCAGCAACAAACCGTGTACAATTCACATTCACATGTGCTGCTGCCTCTAAGGTACACACTATAGGTGCTCAAACAATCTCTGGAACAATCAAGGACGCTGGTACAAACACAGCATCCGATAAGGTATTCGTTCTAGGTGATACAATTGGTGCTGGTGGATCTGGTTCTACTAAAACAATCACTACGACTTAATAATATATGAAATTTGACGAACTGAATGAGGATACCTACATTCTGTTCGCCATTAAGCATTATGAGAATCCTCACTGTGTTACACGTGAGGATTTTGATGAGGACTTAAAACGTTTTAAATATCTCAAACGATTACTTAAAAGGTACGTTAGGGGTGGACAGTTAAGAACTCATTTGATTATCAATCATTTAATCATACTGTATAATGTTTTTGGTGAAGCAGCAACCCCGTTACTCTTCTATAAATTAGAACGTGAGTACTGGGGTATTTTAAAAACCATACTTATCTATTTGAATAAATATCCTGTAGGGATGCTTCCTGAATTGGAAGAGGATCCTGATATACTGGAGGAGTTAGAAAAGGTATGAACGAAGAACTGGCTACAACTGGATTTACTGGTGGGGATGCTGCAACAGGTCCGACTGCTGGATTCGATCCTGTCATGCGTATGAGAGCAAAGCGTAAAGCTTTGAAAGGTCTCGTGGCACCTGGTAATAAGTTAAAGGCTGGTGGTAAAACTGTGAAGGAGAGTAAGGTAGATCGTTATGCTCCTAAGTCTCATCTATTTCAATATAAAGTTTCTCTTCCTGAAATAGGAGACACTATAGTTTATGCTAGTAATCCAGCAGAACTTAGAATGAAGTTACGTCTTCTTATTAACTATCGTTACAGAGGAGACATTTCTATTGAAAGGATTATGCCTGGTAATGCAGCAAAGTTCTTTATGGATAAGAGGATGAGTCATATGAAAAATGTAAAAGAGCAGACTGATGAGAAGCAGATGCAGAATCAGATAACTCGTCAGAAGCATACACTAGAAAAGAAGAAAGCAAATTTAAAGATTCAAACTATTCGTAAGCAGTTGCAGAAGAAAACACAGCAACTAAAAGCAAAAGGTCGTGTCGGTGGTAATACCCAAGACTATAATTGATGATGGATGTCAATTCTGCTATCTTAGAACGGTTAGAAAAAGTTGTCTCAACCTTACAGGAAAACTCTGTAAAGATGGGGCAACTTCTTGCTGTTCATAATGAGAAGTTAGATAAGCAGGATAGAATAGATGCTGTATTGTTTGAGAAGGTGGAGTCACTTCATCGTGAAGTAAACAGACAATCAACGGAGATAAAGAAAGGTTGTGAAAGAGACATCAGAAAAGTCGATGACCGTCTTAGAACGATGGAAAAGAAAATGTGGTCTATCTTTGGTGGTCTTGCTATTATATCTTTCATGGTTAGTCCACTTGGTCAAAGAGCGATCAAAAACTTGACAGATCAACCTCAAGCTAGTATGATAAAGGGAAGCGAAATCAATCGTATTGTCTGAGTTTGTTGATGCTCATTATGTAACACTTCTTTCTGGTAGACTGGACAAGTTTGCTAGGAAGAAAACTGATGTGTACAATTTTAGATGTCCTTATTGTGGGGACTCACAGAAGCACAAGAACAAGGCACGAGGGTATTTCTTTAGAATCAAAGCAGATATGGTATTCAAGTGCCATAACTGTGGCGTAGGGAGGACGTTACCAAACTTCCTCAAGGATCAAGCACCAGATCTCTATGATGAATACATCATGGAGAGATATAAGAAGGGAACTACAGGTAAAGGATCCTTTGTTCCCAAACCAAAATTTAATAAACCTGTATTCAAGAAGCATGGAAATCTTCAAAAAGTTTCTGAGCTAAATATTTCGCATCCAGCAAATGAATATATCGTAGGACGGCAATTAGATCCGTCCTTATTTTATTTTGCAGACCAGTTCTGTACTTGGGTTAACACTCAGAAACCTACTTTCTCTGACATTCATAAGGATCATTCTAGAATTATCATTCCTTTCATAGATTCTGATGGAAAATGGTTTGGTTTTCAAGGTAGATCTTTAAATCCAAAAGATAAGATGAGATATATAACTGTCATGTTGGATGAAAACAAACCTAAAATTTATGGACTCGACAGAATCAACATCAACAAACCAATCTACATCGTTGAAGGACCGTTTGACTCAACACTCTTGGATAATTCCCTTGCGATGGCTGGGTCTGACGTTGATAGTAGGACGTTTGGTTGGAGCAATTATATTTGGGTTTATGATAACGAACCTCGTAACAGAGAAATCGTTAATAGAATCTCCAGATCAATTGACAGAGGTGAAAGAGTAGTGATCTTCCCTCAAGAAATAAAACAAAAAGATTTAAATGATATGAAATTAGCTGGACATGATGTGCAGTCTCTGGTAGAATCTAATACTTATCAAGGATTAAAAGCAAAAGTTAAACTAACTGAATGGAAAAAAGTATGACCAACGAAATTAAAGTTGTTAAGAGAGATGGTGAAAGTACTACTCTTGACCTCGATAAGGTTCATAAGATGGTTGAACATGCTTGCGATGGGATCGCAGGTGTTGCTGAGTCAGCAGTAGAAATGAATGCTAACCTTCAATTCTTTGATGGTATTCGCACGTCTGACATACAAGAAATTCTTATTAGGTCTGCTAATGATCTAATCTCTTTGGACAATCCTAACTATCAGTACGTTGCTGCTAGGTTGCTTCTATTTGGATTGAGGAAGTTAGTTTATAATGGTCATCCTGATGGTCATCCACCTCTTAAGGAGCATGTAGATGCATGTTGTGAGAAGGGTGTGTATGATAATGAAATTCTTAATAAGTTTACTGATGAAGAATGGGATAAGTTAAATAGTTTTATCGATCATGATCGTGACTATCTCTTTACCTATGCTGGTATTCGTCAGGTAGCAGATAAGTATCTTGTACAAGATAGAAGTACTGGTGAGGTGTATGAGACTCCTCAGTTCATGTATATAATGATAGCAGCAACTCTCTTTCAAGATGACGATAAGTTTTACCGTTTAGATTATATTAGGAAGTATTATGACGCAATCTCCAGACACAAAATCAACATCCCAACACCAGTCATGGCAGGAGTTAGAACCCCCATTCGCCAATTTGCAAGTTGTGTTCTGGTTGATGTTAATGACACCATCGATAGTATCTTTAGCAGCGATATGGCTATTGGCTACTATGTCGCTCAAAGGGCAGGTATTGGCATTAACGCTGGTAGGATCAGGGGTATCAACAGCAAAATCAGAGGGGGAGAAGTTCAGCACACGGGTGTCGTCCCGTTCCTCAAAAAATTTGAGTCTACTGTTCGATGCTGTACTCAAAATGGCATCAGGGGAGGCAGTGCAACAGTACACTTCCCAATATGGCACCAAGAAATCGAAGACATCCTCGTCCTCAAAAACAACAAAGGAACCGAAGACAACCGAGTTCGGAAGTTAGATTACAGTATACAAATTAGCAAACTATTTTATGAGAGATTTATCCAGAACGGTACTATTACTTTATTCAGCCCTCATGATGTGCCTGGGTTGTATGACGCTTTTGGTAGCGATACCTTTGACGAACTCTATACTCAATACGAATCAGACGAGTCTATCTCCAGAAAAACAATTGGAGCACAAGAACTTATACTCGATCTCTTAAAAGAGAGAGCAGAGACTGGTCGTATTTACATTATGAATATCGATCATTGTAATAGTCATAGCTCCTTTAAGGACAAGGTTAACATGAGTAACCTATGTCAGGAGATTACATTACCTACAGATCCTATTGAACATATTGATTCTACGAGTGGTGAGATTGCTCTTTGTATTCTCTCTGCTATTAACGTAGGTAAGATTAATAAGATAGAAGAGATAGATGAACTTGCTGAACTTGCTGTAAGAGGTCTTGATGCTCTTATTGATTATCAAAGGTACCCTGTAAAGGCAGCAGAACATAGTACAAAGAATAGAAGATCACTTGGTATAGGTTATATCGGTTTAGCACATTACTTTGCTAAGAATGGTGTCAAGTATGACTCACAAGAGGCATGGGATCTTGTTCATAAGTTAACAGAACGATTCCAATTTGCTTTACTTAGTGCATCTAATTCTCTTGCTATGGAGAAAGGACCATGCGGTTATTTCGGTAAGACAAAATATGCTGATGGTATACTTCCTATCGATACATATAAGAAGGACGTAGATGAGATAGTATCGAATGACCTATTATGTGACTGGGAATTCTTACGTGGCAGGATCATGGAGTACGGTCTTAGGAACTCAACACTGTCGGCACAAATGCCTTCGGAGAGCAGTTCCGTTGTGTCAAACGC